GTAAACAAGGACGCCGAACTTGTTGAGGGTATGGTGGATAAGATGTTGGCAGGCAAGGTAAAGAACGACACAGAGTATTGCATGACGCCCAACGGTGCATTCTTTCGCAAAGACAAACGTGGGTTTCTACCAGAATTAATGGAGGGCATGTATAATGATCGTGTCAAATATAAAAGACGTATGCTCGAGGCTCAACAAGAGTATGAAAACACTGGGAAGAAGTCTCTACTCAAAGACATTGCCCGATACAACAACATCCAAATGGCGAAGAAGATTTCTCTCAACAGCGCATATGGTGCTATTGGTAACAATTGGTTTCGTTATTTTGATTTGCTGGTTGCCACTGCAATTACTTCATCTGGTCAGTTGTCTATTCGGTGGGTTGAGAAAAGTCTTAACATTTATCTTAACAAAATCTTGGAAACGAAGAACGTGGATTACGTTATTGCTTCGGATACAGACAGCGTATACATCACTTTTGACGGGTTGGTTAGTAAGGTGTTTAAAGAGGGAACAGACACTAACACTATTGTCAATTTCTTGGACAAGGTTGCAAAAGAGAAGCTGGAACCTTTTATTGATAAATCTTATCAGGCTCTTGCTAAAGTAACCAACGCATACGAACAGAAGATGGAGATGGGTCGCGAGGCAATTGCTAACAAGGGTGTGTGGACTGCAAAGAAACGCTACATTCTAAACCTGTATGACATGGAAGGTGTGCGATACAAAGAACCTAAACTGAAGATTATGGGTATCGAGGCAGTCAAGTCTTCAACCCCTGCACCATGTCGAGAGAAGTTGAAGGAAGCATTGACAATCATCATGGGCGGTGATGAGAGAATGCTAAATACCTTTATACAAGAGTTTCGTGAGGAGTTCATGGCATTGCCACCAGAAGACATTGCATATCCACGTTCATGTAACGGTGTTACAAAGTTTCGTGGGACAGATCGATTGTTCCAGAAGGGAGCTCCTATCCATGTGAAGGGTGCCATTCTCTACAATCATCTTGTGAAGAAAGACAAACTTGATAACAAGTATCCCTTTATTCAAGAGGGTGATAAGATACGGTTTATTCATATGAAAGAACCAAACATCTATCAAGCATCTGCATTTTCTTTTATCACAAAATTACCAAGGGAACTTGACATTATGGACAAAATAGACTATGATACACAATTCACTAAGGCTTTCGTTGAACCACTTCGATTTATCACAGAGAAGATGAATTGGTTGATTGACGATAGTTACGGCACACAAGGAACACTAGAGGACTTTTTTGGATAAGGTACTTGACTTATTATGATTAAAGTGTTATATATAGCTATACTACGCAAGAACTATCGAAAGTGTCTAATGGACTTAAATTCGATAGGAAATGCACTAACCCGGCCACTGGCCACAAGGTATACTCTTGACAAGTATACTGGATTAGGAGAATAAAATGTCTATGATTACTAAGCCCTTTATGGGCGAAACTATTTCTATTGATAAATACGATACTCTATTTAATGCAGAAGACCCAATCCGCAACAATCGTTACAAGAAAGGTACATTCGTTCGTTTTGAATGGTTGTTTATTGGTGATTGGAAAATTGATGACCCTCGACTTTCTAATGTAGGTGTAAAGGCAGAGCAGAACAAAGGTTCTGCATCTGATGAAATGGCTTATGAATTTGAAGTCAATGGTTGGGATATGGGCTCATTCCCCCCAACCCAAGGTACTGATGGCGATATTCGTGATGGTCGCACAAGAATTATTGCTGCCATCAAAAAAGGTCAAGAGTGGATTCCTGTAGCCCTATACAATTTTGAAGTAACTGATACCCCTGTGCTGGATAAAGTTACGGAAGGCCTGCGGGCAAATCCTCAAAAACCAATGACACGTTCTACAACAGAAGACTTTGTTGTTGCTGGAATTGCAGCGATTGATGCTGGAGAACTTGATCGTGATGACCCAGATGCAATTATGGATTGGTTGGTAAATGATGCCGATATCGGTGTTCGTTTTTCTAACGAAGGTGGTCACTATACACGCATTGTAAACTGGATCATTGAAAGAACTGCTGGTAAAGATAATCTTACAAAGGTTTTGGATCGTGAAGAATGGATGACCTTTGTAGATGGAGTACAGGGAATCAACTCTAAATCAGTTGTTCTATATAAGGCTGATGGCGGAAAGGCAGCTGCTCACTTTTGGTGTGAACAGGTATTACCAAATGCATCAGGAACAGTCAACTTGGTAATCTACTCAATGGCACTTACACCAGAAAAGTGCTCAAAAAATGTTGAGGGATTTATTGATGACTTAACAACTTTGTATAAACAAACTTATGGTATAGTCAATGCTGATCTTACGGGTGACAGTCCTATGGCGAAGATTGTGCTTGCACCACCATCACAACTTCCTTTTAATGTATTGGGAGTATGTCCTAACCTCAAACGTGGTGATCAGTCTAGATATTTTGAGGAGAATCTTCTTGTAGATTACGATCAATATATCATTGACGGTTCACCTATTTCTAATGTACTAAAAATTGTTGCATGAGTTATAAACCCTACACACTAAAAGACGTATATGATGCGTCTAGTCAAGAGAAGTTCAAAGTCATCTCCACCTTTGCGGGTGGGGGTGGCTCTTCTACAGGCTATCGTCTGGCAGGTGGTAAAGTTCTTGTCATCAATGAGTTCGTTGAGGAAGCACAGAAGACCTATGCTGAGAACTATCCAGACACGGTTATTCTACCCGGCGATATCAAGGAACTCAATGGTAAGGATTTCCTAGATGCAGCTGGTGTTGGTGTAGGTGAGATTGACATCCTAGATGGCTCACCGCCCTGTTCAGCATTCTCTGTGGCAGGTAAACTATCTCACAATGTACACGAAGAAGAACGTGTTGATCTGTTTGGTAATGTGACTGTTGAGAAAGTGTCTGGTAAGCACTCTGATGGCTGGGGTCAAACCAAGAATTATTCTGATGGCAAGTCTGTAACGAATATTGAAGACCTGTTCTTTGAGTTTCTACGAGTTGCAGAAGAAATCAAACCAAAGGTTATTGTCGCAGAGAATGTCAAGGGATTGACTATCGGTGAGGCCAAAGAGTATTTTAACAAGATACTCAACACCTTTGAGAAGATTGGTTACGAGGTTTGCGCTCAGGTGTTGGACAGTCGTTACTATGGTGTATCTCAAACAAGAACCCGTGTTATCTTTATTGCTGTGCGTGAGGATGTTGCAGAGAAGGTTGGACTAAATTTTATGACTATCTCTCAGGTATTCCCTGAGCCAGATAGTGATATTATTCCTGTCAAGGATGCAATGATTGATTTGGAGTATGACCCCGAAGAAGTGAAGTATCTCACAGATAAATTTACCAACACTGCATACTGGAAACAGACGGGTAGTAAAATGGAGATTGATCCTGATAAAGTTTTGACAGGTATGGATTACCATCCAAAGGGTCATCACTTCAATCTCAAGAGAGTGTCGCAGTATAAACCAGCACCTACCATCACAGCGATGGGTAGTGCAGATACTACTGCTGGTGCGTTTCATTGGATTGAACCAAGGAAGTTGACTTTAGGTGAATTAAAGCGTATAATGAGCTTACCTGATGATTTCAAATTGACAGGTAAATGGAATCAGAAGGCAGAACGGTGTGGACGTATGGTTCCCCCGATAATGATGCAACGAATTGCCTCGGCAGTTTGGACTAACGTACTGGAGAAATATAATGGCTGACTTTACATTTGCACACAGGCAAGAAGGTTTTGATGAACACATTGATTGGAGTATTCGGGGGTATAGTGACCTTCTAGATGACGTTGTAAGTCTTTCAAGGTATTTCGTTGAGGCAGATACTAACGTAGTAGACATTGGTTGTTCTACGGGTAAACTCACTGCAAGGATTCTAGAACATAACCATGAGGCTTGTCCTGATGCACAGTATGTTGGTGTAGAGGTTGCAGAGGGTTTCTTTGATAATCTTGAAGACAGGAAGATTGCGTTGGATGAGATTTATCCCGATACCTCTGTGAATTTTATTCAAGACGATATTCGTAATTATGAGTTTGAGAATTGTTCACTCATCACATCTCTGTTCACGTTGCAGTTCATGCCGTATTCTTGTAGAGAAGAAGTTATTAACAACATCTATGATGGACTTAACGAAGGCGGTGCATTCATCTTTGGTGAGAAGATTGACACTTCACACAGTCGTATTGAGAATATGTTGCGAACTGTATATTATGAGTTCAAGAGTAAGTCTTTTGATTATGAAGATATTATGCAGAAAGAACTGACACTGAAGAATATGTTGAAGCCCAACTCTTGGTGTGAGATTGAACGTATGCTAGATCAGGCTGGGTTCAAGGCAGTTCAGAGTTTCTGGCAGAATCATCTGTTTATTGGTGCTATTGCTATAAAATAAGCCATTGACATTCTAACATAGACTATGTATAAATATAGGGGATGAGGGTTTCATCCCCTATTTTTTATTTAATGGATATGGAGAAAATGTTACAATGAAATCCACAGGTATATCATAATGATAACACAGTCAGATTTAAATCAAGTAGAGAAGTTTGCTGACCGTCTGTTCGCAAAGGTTGGTATTGATGTGGAGTTCACTCGGCACTTTATGGACCGTGTTAATGATGCTCGTAATAAGAAAGATATTACACCTTCTGAACTGACTCGTCTATTCAAACAGTCTTATTCCAAGTATGGTAAGAAGATAGCACAGCTTGGTCCTGATGCAGAGGCTGTTATCAATGACATGAGGACGAATATCAACATGCCATTTGTTCTCAACCTCAAAGGAAATGAGTTAGAGTTGGTGGCAAAAACTGTTATGCGTAAGAAAGATTTCAAGACCTCTGGTCCTAAGTTGTCTTTTGAATCTTTTCTTGCAGAAGATAAGGGTGGTAAGAACCTTCACCTAGAACACATAGAGGATGAAATCCTTAACTATGGTGTTGATGGTGGTAGGGCTGCAATTAACTTCCTACAATCATTGCGTGATATGTTAGCGGGTTCTGCACGTTCTAGTGTTAACATGACGGTTAAGTGGGACGGTGCGCCAGCAATCTTCGCTGGTGTTGAACCAGAGACAGGTGACTTTTTTGTTGCAAAGAAGTCTGTATTCAACGTCTCACCTAAATTATACAAGACCACAAAAGAAATTGATGATGATTTATCTGGAGCATTAAATGAAAAGTTTAAAGTTGCACTTAAAGAGTTTTCTAAATTGGGCATCAAGGGGGTACTCCAAGGTGACCTCATGTTCACTAACGATGTGGAAACAGAGACTATCGATGGCGTTAAATATTATACTTTTCAGCCTAACACTATTGTTTATGCTGTACCTGTTGATTCTGTACTAGGTAAGACTATCAATCGTGCAAAGGTTGGTATTGTCTGGCACACCACATACACAGGGTCTACTCTACAAGGAATGAAAGCATCATTTGGTGCAGACATTAAGGGGTTGAAGAAACCTTCTAGTGTATGGATGGATGATGCAACCTATAAGGACACATCTGGTAGGGCAACATTCACTGCCAAAGAGACTGCTAAAATCACTGCCGTACTATCACAAACTGGTAAAACCTTTCAACGTATCAATGCAAATGGGTTGCGTAAGTTCTTAGTGGTACAGAACGGTATGACAGGTGCGATTGCTGGTGCATCTCTCAAGACTTACAATAACTCAAAGGTTCGTGCGGGTGAGAAGATCAGTAACCCTGCCGCACATGCGAAGGGTTATGAGAAGTGGGTGTTTGACTCCATTCAGAAACAGATTGATAAAGCTAAGAGTGACGCTGGTAAAAAGAAATATACTGACATGCAGAAAGAGTATGTGCGTGAAGTCAAG